GAGCATTGCGTTTGCCTGGGCCTCGCTGAGCTCCCGATCCTGATGCCAGCGTGCCACCAGTTCTTCAGCCGTGGAGCCAATTCGCTTGTTCCCCCTGGGTGAGAAGACCTGGTTATTCATCGCCGCTCGAGCGTTAGCCGGACCGGCGTGCTGAAGGGCCATCATCATGTCGTAGACCCGCCTGCCCTCACCGGGGTCTTTTCCGCTAACGGCCAGCATGTCGTTGTCGTAGTCCTTGCCGATGTCGTTCTTGTCGACGAACATTCGGTAGAACTTCTTCGCACCACCGTGTACCCGCTCCAGCAGGAACTCAAATGGCGTGACAGCAGATGGCTGGCGGTTCTTTCCAGGCTGGAAGTCAATCTGGTCTTCCATGCGAAAGTCACTGCCACTCTTACGCCAGGCCGTAATGTGCTGCTGGAGCTGGCGAATCGAGTCCGCTTGGGCGGGATGGTCGTCCAGCCACTCCACCATGTGTTTGCTGAACTCAGGGGCCAGCGGTGGCTCACCTTCAGTCTCTTCAACCAGCACGTTGGGATTGGTCCAGTACAGTCGCATGAACTCAGCGAAACCCTCGTGGAGGCGACCCTTGCCCTGTGCCACCAGTTTCTTGTCGTAGTCGAGCTTAGTTAGCTCGATCTGGGCCTTGTGCGGGGCGCTGTTGTAGATCTTGGAGTCCGTGGAGGTATCGACATGGTGGGCCAGCTCGTGTGTGTGCACAGCCACATCGGCGCTGGCTGTCGATTTAAAGCGTGCCCAGAGCGACTTGAGCTTATGGATGCCCAAAGCTTTCTTCAGTTGGATTCGGCCACGGGCGAGCTTGAGGCCAAACAGGCGCTCCATAGAGGCCAGAATCTCGTGGTGGCTTTCTGGCTTCAGGCGTGGGTCGTTGGGCTCCTGGAGTGGGATCTTGGGAGCGCCGGGTGACATGCGGTCAGCGTCTGTGCTGGAGGCGTCGGCCGCGAACGGTCGCTCTACCTCTGCGGTCGGACTGTCCACAATGGGGCCATCGTCCGGCATCATGGCTCGCTCTTGGCTGGCCAGCATCGGTTTGGCGAACACCTTTCGCAGGGCGTCACGAGAGCCCGACACGTTCGACTCATGCAACTGCTCAAGTTGACCCTGGGCCTTCTCATCACCAGCGGCGGCCTTCTTGGCCAGGCGAGTGATACTGCCCTTGCGAATGGTTAACTCGCCCTTGGACCAGTTGAGCGTACCGTCAGCCACTTGACCTTCTGCGGCTTGTTTGACCTCTTCAGCGATCGAGATCCAATCTGGCCCAGCGGTCTGTGGGTCAGGCAATTGCTCGTCGTTGGGCTTACGGGACAGCACCGTCTGGGCCTCGGTGACGACCTGCTCTTGCTCTGGGGGAACGATGTCCTGGGGTAGATTACCCCGCTGTTCGGGCGAGGCTTCAGGTTGAGCGACTGGCACCTCAGACTGGGGAGCCATTTCTGGTGGTAGCCCAGGATCGCCTGCCTGTGCGGCCAGTGGCCCAAGGTCCGCCTCAGCGAGTTGTTCGTCCGTCAGGTCTTCCAACTGACCTTGGGCCTCCGGTTCGGCCATCTTGGTCGCTGCACCCGCCATCGCACGTAGCCAAAAGTCGATACGACTATCCTCGTCCTGCGCTACGTCCAGACCCTGCTCTTTGAACCACTTGGTCGTCGGAATGCCCTCCACGGTGGCCAGTTTGTCCGCGTTGTCGTGGCCCCACTTCCAGGGACTGATCTCGTCGTACTCAGGGGCACCCATGTAGTTCGCTGCACCCTTGCCAGCACCCATGAGGGAGAACGCGATGGCCATCTGGCTGAGCTCTCGAAACCCCTCGCCGAAGTCCTTGGGCGTGAGCAACTTGCCTGCGGTACCGAAGTTGTCCTCGAAGCCAAGGGCACCTGAGGTGAGCTGCTGGGCCAGTTCTTCGCTCAACTCGCCAACGAGTCCATCAAACTGCCCATGCTTGTACAGATCGGCGATCTGCTTGGGAGTCTTCCCCTTACGGATGAGTCGGTCAATGATTGCCGCCTTAAACCCCTTCTTCACCTGGTCCTCACCCCAGGCCATCTGCTTCAATATGGGGAGCTTGGTCAACGTGGCACCCAGTGACTCGCCGGCCACCTCGACGAAGTGCGACCCCAGTGCCTTGCCGAACTTGTCCAGCGTGGGATCCATCTTGGAGTTCATGACGGAATCGAGCATCCGAATGTCGCTCAGGCTGTACTGAGGCTTCTTCCATGACTTCTCAGCGACCTTGGCTGGTAGTCGCCACGAAGCCATAGCGGCCGCTCGAGTGCTCTCACCCGCGGTCCAGAGTGCCAGCTTGCCACCCAGCCCACGGAGGCCCTTCGCCTTAGTGAGCTTCTTTAGGCCAGCCTTGCCAAGCTGCTTCAGCACGGCTTTCTTTAGCACCACTCGTCCGGCAGTGGCAATTCCACGGGTCATGTAGAATTCTGCGGCCAAGCCGGGGAGCATTGCGGCTTGGCGTCCGGCACCTTCGGCGAAACCGCTCCAGGTCTTCTTTCGCTCTTCCGCACGCTTCTGCTCGGCTAGTTGGTGAGCTGTTTCTTTAAAGGACTTGCTCGTCGCGCGACCCTCCTGAACAGAATCAATCGCCCCTGAAGCATCCAAACTGTTAGCTACGTCAACAACTGAACCAGAAACTGGCACCTGTTTAAGCCAGAATCTCAGATACGAACCTTTGTCCTCATTGACGGCTTGCCGAAGAGCGTCTCGCTTGATCTTGTCGCCATGCACCGTCCACAGGGTGGCAGGGCCAGCGCCTGAAGGGCCCTCATTGGGGACGGTGTCGTGTATGTCGTCCAGCTCAAAGAAGTGTGACTTGCTCTCCACTGGGGCAAGGTCGTACCACTGCTTTGTCGGCTTCGATCGATCGATACCACGAACCCTGATCTGGCCCATAGGATCCAGATAGGCCGTACCTCGCTGCAGTGCGTTCCAATCCTCTTCCTCGTGGCCAAAGCGGACGCGAGGGGGCTCTGGACCGGCGAAGTGGACTGGCTCAAGGTCGAAGAGTTCGGAAGAGAAATCTGGCATGGTCGTCTCCTGGTACGACCATCTTACAGACGCGGGGTAGATTACCCCAGTTACTGAGAGGGAACCGTATAGGCCCGGCGAATCACGGTTCCGTCAGCTTGGCGAATCTTGATCGCCATGACCTGCTTTCCGCCTATGGACATCTGCTGGCCAGGGAATTGGCCTGATGTTCGTGCCGCGTTGAATTCATCCATGGTCATCACCGGAATGTGCGGATCGAGCTCACTGGCACGCTGGCGGACCCGAACCACGTCCTTGGCTCGCTTGATCCACGCCTTACGCTTCTCGGCACCAACCATCTTCAGGCCAACACTCTTCCAGTTCGTGCGACTGGGCTCATCTGGCATGGCCATCACCATTTGCTCTCTGCCAACCGCCCAAGCGTCGGGGGACACGTCACCGATGTCGTGCGACTTCCCGGGTGCCGGATCGGGGACCATCTTCTGCTGAGGACCGGCTGGACGCTGGGTATCCTGAGGTGAGGGTGATGGCTGCTGTGGCTGGGCCTGAGGGGCCATCTGTGGCTGCATGGACTGAGGTTGGTTTCCCCACTCACCCATCTGGGATCGTAGGTGCTGCTCAGCAGACGGATCAACACCAAGCATTCCTTGCTGGAACGTAGTCTCAGCGCGAGACTCGTTCTGTATCTGGTCGACCGTCATTTTCTTCTGTCGGACACGCTGGATGATTTGCTCATTGGTCACCGGAGCGGGGGCTTTGTCTACGCCGGCAGTCACCTGAGCCTGAGCCTGAGCTTCCAGTTCTCGCTTGGCCAGTTCCCACTCTTTGTTGAAGTCCCACTTATACGCACCGAGGCCAGCCGGGATGCCATCCTTGTCCGGTTCGCTCATCCGCTCTCGCTCACCGCGATACGTGATTTGCCACCGAACACCCTTGTCGTCCGTATAGGTCGCACCCGTCCAGCGATGGCCGGCTTGCGAATACTTCATCCCATTAGGCGTGCGGACGTTAATGCCCGCTGGTCCCAGTGCACCATTGGGGTTCATCTCTGGGTGGAACGCTTTGGGGTTCTTCTGTGGGTCGTACTCAGGGGCCAGCCATTCCCATGGTGGGAGCTCTGGCTGTTTGGCGTACTGTGGCGAATTGAGGGCCATTTTCCGCCTGGCCAGCTTCATGAACGCCAGCTCTTTCTCGGCTGGGTTCAGGGTGTCATCGCCCGTGATCCGGTCTTCCATTTCGCGGATCTTGCGAGCCAGGGTCTGACCGTTGGGATTGAGCATCTGGCCAGGGTTTTGGTACGCCTGCTCGGCCGCCGTGATCTTGTCGGCGTCACGGTGGTTCGAATAGGCGACCTGCTGCTGGTGCCGCTGGTCGTTGAGATACTCGTAGTTGTCACGCACGCCCTGATTTCGCATTTGGGTCAGGGCCGTGGTGTTCTGAAACTGCTGCTGCTGCCTTAGTGCCTGCTGGTTGGCTCCATAGAGCATGCGAGCGTTGGCTGCGTCCAGTGCTTGCTGTCGACCGAACACCTGAGCGCCGAGTTGTTGCTGGAACTGGTTCTGCTGCTGGGCCATGCGAGCGTTGGCCAGAGCGATCTCTTGCTGTCTAGCTTGGCGTCGTTCGGCCCAGTTGCGCTGGCCAGCCAGGTGCGCAGCTTCACCCATTCGCTCATAGTCAACGTTGGGAGCGATTGTGATCGGCATCTAGGTACCTTCCATAGTCTGGCGAAGCAACTGTGATAGCGGGTGATCAGGTAGTTCTGTCACGAAGTGGTCACCGAGTGCCGCCACTGAAATTCCCAGTTGGTTGGCAATCTGCGACATGACTGCATCCAGGCCTTGGTCTTGTACTGCTTGCATTCCACCCATTAGTGAAAACACACTCTGGACAGCCTGAGTTGGCGAACCTGACGGCCCAGTGGGTCCTGGAGGGTTGCCGGATATTGGCGGCAATACGTTGGGGCTGATCCCGGCCACGTTGGGTCCCGGTTGGGCGGGCGGGAAGTTCCCAGGGTTGCCGCCTGGCTGGAATCCTGCTGGCGGACCTTGGCTATAGGGCGACTGAGGGTTCCAAGGGGGCGTCTCGTTGAGGAACCCTGGAATCTGACTCACGCCGCCTGGGGGCAGTGGCTGGGCTGGGGGTAGATTACCCCCGCCTCCCATCGGACCCTGTGGACGAGGTTGGCCGCCTCCACCAAATCCTCCACCACCGCCTGGAATGAAGCCGAAGGGGTTTGGCTGTTGTGCTGGCTGGTAGTTAAACCCACCTCCACCAGGACCAGCTTGGCCGAATTGACCAGCCAGTTGCAAGTAACGGCCTACGTCAGGATACGGCTGGTTGAGCCTTTCCATGAACTGAAGCGTGTCACCCGTTCCTCGCTCGTCGTAGTTGAGGGCGTCGGCTGCCGTGTTGGCGTCCCAGTTCAGACGTTCGCGACGAAGCATTTCGTTGAGTCGCCGCATGTCGGTCGACTCGCCCTCACGCAACCCTCGATCGAGTGCGGACATGACGGTCGTGCCTGTGAGGCCACGGCTGATCATGTTCTGCAGTGCATTGCTGGCTTTCTGCTGGTATCGCTGGCTGATGTCTTGCCGAGCACTGTCGCCCAGTCCTTCAAGGTTTGAAAGGACGTTCGCGCGACGGTTACGCCACCCTTGCGAGAGGTCTTGTTGGCGACCCAGGTAGCCACCTTGTGCCGCTTCGGTATCGCTCTCGCCACCACGGATGGTCTCGTAACGCTTCCGCTCTTCTTCTCGCCGTTGGTCGACCGCTTGCTGGAAGTTCTCGGGGATCGTTAGAGGGCGAGTAGATGAGCCACCAGCACTTCCTGACCCTGGCTTGATGTTCTGCCACCCAGCACTTCCGCTTGAGCTGCCAGTGACGATGTTCTCAGGGTACTGCGAGTCGAATCGGTCGCTGATGATGTCACCAGGGGTCATTGGGCCTCCCCGTCGAGTGGCCCGTGTCCCGCCAGCTTGAGACCCCGTGCGACGCTGCTGTGGAATGCCAGGGATTCGCCCCTCAAGACGAGCCTGTACGGCCTCTCGGTCGACCGGATCATCACCAGCCAGTTCGCCCTCTGTATACATCGAGGTGTCGAGCCTGGGACTGGTGAACGCTCGGTTGACTGCGGCCTGCCGTAGTGACGGAGGCGTGCTGGCGACCGGAGGCGAGGGAATGGAGGAACCCTCGCCTCCGGCTACTGCGGCGGAGCGTGATTCACCTTCACCAAGCACCGTTCCGTCAACGGGTGGTGGTGTACGCATGCCGGCGACTCGGTCTCGCCAGCCGTTGATAGATTGAAAATTACCACCAGCGGTACCCATGCTGTTGAACATGTCGTTCTTGAGCTGATTCAACTCACGGGCACGGGGTAGATTACCCTCTTTGAGAGCACTCTGGATGTCTGGCATCAGGCTAGTGGCGATGCGGCCAAGAGGACTGTTGACTCGCTTGTAGGAGCCGCCGTCTCCCTCGATCGACGTTTGAGTGCTTTGGTACGGTTCCTCGGGGTTGCGATCGAATGTACGGCCAGTCCTGGTGTCAAACCACTGGCCTGTGGTCGACTTCTTGAATCGGCCAGACGTGCTCGTCTCTGGCTTGAATCCCTCGGGAGCCTGCAATCCTGACGAGATCCTCTGCTGTTGAGGCTGGCCCCCGGGACTCGCCTGAGGGGAGGACATAGGAAACTGGCCGCCTACCTGGACATTGTCCAGCAGACTTTGGTGGGGTGACGCTGGCGTGCCGTCGCCAAACTGTGGATTCATCGGTGTGTCGCCAAATATCTGATCTTGGCCCTGTGATTGCTGTTCGCCTATCCACGCTTGTTGATCCCAGAATGGCAAGTCCTGCGGAACATTTTGCTGTACCTCAGCCTTCCATTTGGCCAGTTCCCTGTGCCTCTTGAGACGGTTGTCCCAATCGTCTCGGGTTGCATCGACCGGCCTATCTGGCATCTGGTCCATACCGCTACGATCCAGCGTCCCCCACTTGCCCAGGCGATCTTGCTTCATCTGATCCAGCGACTCCATCACAGGGGGCGTCCCCATCGGGAGTGACTGGTTGGGACTAATCATGTGCGACGGCGATCCGATCTGGCCAGCGAATCCTGGCTGACCACGTGCACCGCCCATCTGTGGGTTGATCGAGGCTGATTGCTGAGATCCGCCACCGGGAGCTCGACTGGGTGCTTGAGCGATCGGTTGACCAAAGGAATCGAATCCTGGCTGGCCGGCGTTCGGATGAGCCTGTAGGCCAGTGTTGCTCCGTGGGCTGACTTGGGCGCCAGTGGATGGATCTGTGTTCATCTGGCCAGGGCCGGTTGGACCGCCACCCATGCCGCCACCAGGTGTCATGCCGCCTCCCATCGGACCAGGCATTCCACCACCCATCCCGCCGCCTGGAACCATTCCGCCACCCATTGGCCCCGGCTGGCCGCCAGGCATTACGCCACTTGGATTAACACCACCCACGCCTGGACCTCCCGTGAGAGAGGGTGGTCCAGACTGGGTGGACGTGGCTGGACGGAATACAGGGGAAGGACTGCCAGGCTGAGCGCCGCCTGGCATCCCGATTCCGCCCATTGGCGAGCCGTCAACTTGTCCGATTTGTGGTGGCCCTTGATTCATTCCACCCGGCATACCGCCACCCATACCACCTGCTTGGCCGCCTGGCATCGTTCCCATTCCGCCGCCCATGCCACCCATCGGCATTCCACCACCTGCTCCCATGCCGCCACCAGGCATACCCTGAGGCGAGCCGGGTTGACCTGGCGTAGATGCTGGTTGGCCACCACCCATCACCATCGGACGAGTCAACCCTGGTGCTTGACCTGGCGAACCGGATCCAAACGGTGGTGCACTTCCGCCCCACTGGTTTTGGTACACACCGCCGCCTGGACGCTGACTGGTGATTGCAGGAACGCTGGACTGGCCTGACAGTTGTCCGTCCATTCCACCCTGCATTCCACCGCCTATGCCGCCCATTTGTCCGGCTTGGCCTGACATTCCACCACCCATTGCATCCATCTGAGGGTACGCACGTTTGGTGGGCCGGCCAGTTGGAAATCGAGCCATCATTGTGGTCATCGGGTCTTTCCTGCAGCAGTTTTGCTTCATTAGGGAACGATCGTTCCTGTGGCGTCTACCCAGTTTGTTCCATCAAACCAAAGCGGCAGGCCAGCGTCTGTGTCAAATACGTGGCCATGTAGTGCCTCGGCGGCCGAGAGGGCTTGTCTCTGAACCGCAGTATAGTGCGGAATCCTCGCCACGATCGGTGGTTCCACGTCGCTGTAGAAGTCGCTCCCAGCGAGACGACCAGCGCCTCGCCTAGCGCGAGAACAACCTCGTGGGTCACGGGGAAACCCGCCGCGTGGCTCAGCCATTAGTGGAAAATCCTCTGTCCAGATCCGTCGTATATCTCTAGACCAGCCATTGCGCTTTCAAACTTCCAGTTCTCGCTTGGCTGACGGTTGGTCATCTTGAGGTAAATCGCGTGGCCTCGTACGTTCGGCCTCTTGAGGTTGTTCCGGCCCTCATAGACAGTCGTAGTGTAAACCGGGGATGAATTAAATGCTTCTTCCGCCGATGGGCCAACGTACACCTCGCAAAGGACTGGGTATGAATCTTTGGCCAGCACAACTTGTAATTCGGTCATCTTCTGACCGCTTGAACCTGGCTGCTTAAGTGGACCGAATAGCACGTGGGAGTCGATCGCTGTGCCGTCATCGTCCTTGGCAGCCATGTCGATCTTGCGAAGGTAACCATCCCTACCTCCCAGGATGATCACTCGGTCATCTGGGTCGTCACCGTCAAATAGGTGCACCGCAATGGGGTCGAAGTTCGTGTTGCCAAACACGTCCATAAACCATGAATCGTTGCGGGCGTCGTAGTAGTAGTGCGTGGTCGCCGCAGCCGTCAGGGGCGTGATGAACACGTGCATTCCCTGAGTGCGATCGTCCCACTCCAGATTCACCACCACGTTCTCGATGTCAATGGTTGACAGCCTCTCATCAATGACCGTGGATGTGAGGCGTTCTACCCCAGTGGCATCTGGGGTCATCCGATACACGCCACCACGACTTCCAAAGAAGTACATGTTTCCCTGTGGGTCTCGGGTATGGGGGCTGCCGAACAGCATGCCGGTCGTGTTGGTCACGTTGTCGATGCGGCCACCAGCCATCGGATCGCCAACCATGCGGGAGATGCTGTGATCGCCACCGAATACCAGTATGTCGTCCTCGATGGAAATCAAGGCGGTAATCGAGTCGCCAACCTTGCCAGCTTCACTGTTGGCGCCGCTCATCGCCTGTGTTTCCACCACAACGGTTGGTGAATAGTCAAAGTCTGTAGCGTCACCGACGGCACTCATGAACCAGTTCGCTGGGTCTTTCGGGAGTCCGGCGAGACAGATGCGGCCACGGTAGGTGCAGATCAGTCGTGGCTTGTACGTCCCGTCGTTGGGCATCGTGCCGGCTGATGCTGTCCATGCACTCACTGTATCGGTGGTCATGTTGTAGAGCTTTTCGCTGCTCGAATCGGCGAAATAGACCTTATCGAACAACTGTGCCATCTGGATTATCGGTGCCGTCGATAGCAAAGCATTGCTGCCACTTGTGGGCGTAGCGAATGCTGCTGTCGTGAACGTGTTAACGTCCCCGGCACAGACCGCAATTCTCTTGATGTCGCGAGTGGGAAGCGTCGTCGCCGAATAGGCCGCATCCTTGGCAAAAGCCGCACTGAACAGGCCCTGGATGTGATTGGCCCCGCCTTCGTGCTGGGCGCTGAGGTACTTGGTGAGTCCAGCACGCTGTGAGCCGCGAGATCGACCGCTTGTGGGGTCAAAGGCCCTGACGTTTTGGAGCTTAGCAGAAGTGTCGGGACGCTGGCCATTAAAGGCGAATGCTTCGTTGAGTCCAGAGTAGGGGAACCGAAGCTCGGCGAAAGATCGTCTCGGCATCGCTGCCTCCGTGGCTTATCCAGCCGCGAAGACAAAGCACTGCGCGGCATCGGTGGTAGAAAGATTCCTCACCCGAATGGTGTCGATCTTATCAATCGTACCGCCACCGAAGTTGACTGTGTAGTTCGCGTAGCTGGTGTCGTCGGGAATCACCATCGGTCGACCCAGAACGCCATCTTTGCCTGTGCCACCCAGGAACTTGGTGGCCGCCACCTCGCCGATCGAGGCGTCATCGTCCGTTACGAACTCAACGTGCAGGTCATAATCCGCCTGCAACCACAAGAACTTGAACTCGAACTGCAGCGTGCTGTCGAACACCTTGACCGTGCTGGAGGTACCAACGGCGAACGTCTGCATGAACGGCTTAGTGACGCCCGTGATCGAGTAATCCTCGCTGGACGAACCGAAGTCGTAGACCACTCCGTTGATCTCGACGAATCCGTGTGCCTGGTACCGAAGAACGGCCATGTTGTACTCCGTGGGGTAATTTACCCCGTTACCTGTGACCAGCCGTGACTTTGCCAGTTACCGCTGCACCGCCAGCAGCCAGCGTGACGACAACATCGCTTCCCAGCTTGTTGTCCGACAGAGGCGGGTCGAACACCAACTGTTCCGTCATCACTGCACCGATGTCCAAATTGAGATACGTCACGCTATTGATCGTCACCAGCAGGTTCCCGCCAGATGGGGCACCACCTTCGTACGAATACGCTATCCAGTCAATGCACGGGTACTCGGTGTCGTCGTACGCGATTGTCGCCACCGCTGCCGTGTTGGCCGCTGGAGCGTGCACGGTGGTCTTTGCTTCAGACGTTGTATTTGGAAGGGATTTCATCGCTATGGTCCGTCGTAGTATTGACCGTTGTAGGTGACGCGGTGATTGTCACTGATGAACCGGCGACTGTCGCCGTCACTGTTGTCGGAATTGTACCCGACGAAGGTGCCACGGTGCCGACTATCGTCTACCGCTACCGCGGCGGCCAGTTGCTCCTGGAACGTCACGCTGTGGACACCCTTCTCGTTGTTGATCCGCAGTTCCGCCACAGCAAGGCATGACGAGAGGATTAGCTCTCCGAACTGAGGGCCACCGTAGGGCACTGGACGCTCATTGCTCAGTTCCGCTGGGGCGATCTTGACTGGCAGATTGAGCGTGTATTCCTGGTCCGGCTTGGGCCAGAGCATGATCTTGTTGCGGTGCTCTTCAACGCCAGGGTGATCCTTGGGGCAGAACGCGAACAAGAGTGGATAGCCACTGGATCCGGTCTGGTTGGCCTCTCGCATGTAGAGGATCCGCTGTGGGCCCGTCTTCTCCACTGGGTTCCAGCTATTGTCGTCCTTGCTGTACGTCAGATTGTCGTACACGTCAACGACTGTAGCGGGGAGCGTGTAGTCGTCCTGGCTGCTGTCCACTTTGAGCTTGTGGAATGGTTGCAGCCAGGACCACTCGTGGCCGTTCTGGGGCCAGTACGCTTGGCGACAGCCACCATTGATCACATCCAGAACGTCAACGTCTTGCTCGGTATCGTGGTCCTCTGGCTCTCGGCCGTAGCCAAGATAGCGACCAACCTCTCGCCGCAAGACGTTCAGATCGACTGTGATTCCAGGCATAAGTCACCAACGGGGTAAATTACCCCACCACCGGGGCTTCTGGCTGGACGAAGCGAATCCTGTCCAGATTGAACGATCGTTCGTCCACGTCGCCTTCAATGATAACTCGGACCTGCTTCTCGGTCTTTGACACTAGCGATGAGATACGCCATTCGTCGCGGAAGAGGACTTCCACTGGGTCGCCAGGCTGCATGTCGGTAAGTGCCTTGGCCATAAGGGTGGCCTCACGGAGCTTCTTCTCGTCAGCATCCTCTTTGACCGCAATGCGATCGGTCTTGTAGAGGCAGTACGCCAGTTCCAGGTGGCGGTCCTCCATCGGGGCATTGAGGTTGAGCCCCTGACGTGTCCGCATGTTGCGAACGACGAAATAGACCTCGACGAGCTTCTTGCCAAGTGGCTTGCTCTCGTCGTGAGGATGGATTCCCATCATGTGACGCAGCCACTGTGCGTCCTGAGCGGGGATCATGTCTGCTGTTTGTTCTCTTGCCATAGTGCCTTCCTTTAATGAAAAAGGCCGGCTCCAGGCCGAAAAAGGAAGGCTTTTTCAACCGTGGAGACCGGCCCTGTATCGACAGACTACAGTTGGGTGGCCAAAGCGACCCAGTCGCAGTCCACTGTAAAAGCGGTAGCGGCACTTGCGCCGGCACCCATAACGATTCCCATTTCTTCTTCGTCGGGGAACGTGGCTGCTGCCATATTGGTCAGCGTCACGTACGTGCCAAGATCGGCACCATCCATGAAGAACGAAATCTTGTTCGCGTCAGCGGCACCTGGCCGATAGATGAAGCCAAGCTTCACCCACGTGGCAGCCACCAGGGCGGTGCTGAACGTGGCGAGGCTCACTGCCGTCTGGCCTTCTTTCTTGTAAACCACCGTCATCGCGTCGCCATCACCTTCGGCAACGTAGAAGCCAATGTGGTCTTTGTCAGCGATGGCACCAGCGGCGTCGGTGAAGAAGCTGTCAGCCGCCACGTTCTCTTCAGCCAGGCCGAAGAAGAAGCGATGGCCGTTAGCCACTGCCGGGAAGCGGAACCGACCTTCCATGATGACGATCTTGTCCGTGCCGGAGGTCGTCACGCCGCGGCTGATCCGACTCTGGACGCTGGTGATGCTGCCATACTGAGCCACAACCTGGTCGTTGTCGGTGGCCGAGGTGTCGAACTGCAGCACGCCAGTTGGCTCGCCCGCCATAGCGGCAATGGACCCACCCGTGTCTTCAAACGATCGCCAGCCACCACTCGCTGAGCGATAGGTACCGACGTTTAGAGCGACCGAACCGTCCCAGCCAAGGAACGTGTCATAGGTCAACTGGAACCGTTCTTGTTCGTAATAACGCCACAGAAGCGGCGACGGCATGGGTTGCGACTCGGCACCCGCGTAGCGAGTCCGAAGGCTAGTGATGTTTGGAAACATTCGTTTCTCCAAGGGAAAGGGGCGGATTGGCCGATTACGCCGCAGCCCTCCTGCGGTCCTATTTAGGCTGATCCCAGCTACAAGCTGACGCCAAGGGTTAGTCCAATCCGTTCGGCCGTCCTGAGCCACGCGGGGTAATCTACCCCGCTGACCCAAGCACTACGGCGGTTTAGTTGTCGATGTAGATCACCGCGTTGGCGCGACGATTGATGCACACGAAGTTGTACGTGATGTACACGAAACACTCGAACAGGTTCGGCTGGTGCGGGGCTCGCATGGGCTCCGTTTCTCGCAGGTTGTCACCCTTGAGAATGGCCGGCCAGAACGTTCGGTGGTTGACCATGTAGATCGGGTTGTTGCCATCAGAATCAAGCTGGGGAACCCAGATGATCGGATGGTTCTTGAACACCATCTGGCCGTCCATCGAGGCGATGTCGCGACCGAGGTTTTCGTTTTGGCCTTCGCCAACGTCTTCAACGTCGCTGATAGTCGACTCGTTGACGTAGAGGCGGTAGTTGTTCCCCTTCTCGCCACGGTACTGCGGAATGCTGACCGGAGACTTGAAGTTGATCTTCCGATGGGCGGTGCGCAACTTCTTGATCGCGTCAGCCTTGCTGAGCGTCGTGTAGTTGGCACTCCAGTTTTTGAAGTTGGGGCTGGCCGTGAGGTCGATGCCGCCAACGGTGGTGTGGCCAGTCGGAGCTCCACCAGTGAATCCACCGGCTGGAGTCGTGTTGCTTTTGACGATCCAGTACGGAAGGCCATAGGGGTCCACGGTGTCCGTCGTGCCAGGTGCCGTCCATGACTTCTGCTCAATCTCTTCGACCAAGCTGATCATGGCGTCGGCGCGACGCTGCTCGATGGTGTCCACGATGGCTGAGCCACCACGGTTCATCAGCACGTCCGAACGGTACTCAAACGCCCAAGAGGTCTCGGCGTGGATCCAGTCCACTCGTACCTGCTTGAGGATCTCTGGCACGTTGGCGTTCGACGTATCGAACAACCCGACGTGCTTGGCTGCGTTGGAAAGCTTGTTCAAGAGGTTGCGCTGAATGCCGCGACCGTCCTGAATCATCACCTTGTCTTTTTTGAACCACTTCGGGACGACTTCATAGTCCTGAAGGGTTTGGGCAATATTTTCAAACTTGAGCGGGCCAAGGTCGTCCAGCGTACCGGCGACGAGGTCGACAAGTTCATTGGCTGTTAATTGAGCCATTCGCTAATCTCCGAATGCCTCACTCAGCCACGGGGATTACAGATCCTGTGTGGCTTGTTCCCAGGCCGCGATGGCACTTGCTCGACCTGAAGGCCTTGCAGATCGCGTGGGGCGAGCTGCTTTGGGCGTCTTGGTCTTCTGCACTTGCTTAGCGGCCTGCTGCTGCGAGGCTTGGGTTACTTGGTTGGGAAAGGACATTGCCACAACCGTTGCCGCGAGGTGCTTCAGCGGCGGCGGGGCCATTCCCCGCTGCAGGTAACTATTCCGCGCTTCAATCACCTTGGCGTTTACCATCGCAACAGTGTTGTGCTGCAGTGAGCCAGGGGGATTGTTGGCCGGATCCACACCGAATAGCGGCTGATACTGCTCACCCATGCCCTTGAGTACATCATGGACTTGGGATTGCTCAGCACTCTGCTGATTCTGCTGGAACTGACCGTGCAGTTGAGTCGCGAATTGATTGACATGTTGGACGTAGCCAAACATCTCGTTCATCTGCGACTCATAGTCTTGCCTTAGCTTCTCGGCCTGGTTGTGGTTGTGCTCAGCCATCGCCTGGAGTTGTTGAGACATAACTGGATCAACATCGTCAGGGTTGAAGCTGAACTGAAACCTCTCAAGCTCTGGCGGCTGGTACGGTTGCTGCGGCTGTTGCTGCTGCGATACCTGTTGCTGGGGCTGTTGAGGTTGCGGTGCCTGTTGCCACTGTTGCGGCATAGGCGGCTGTGGTCCCCACTGACCGGGCATGAGCATTTGAAGTTGCGACTGAATCGCTTGCTCCATGGCCTGTGGCGAACCGAGTGCACGGGCTTGAGCTTCGGACATGCCAAAACCTGCTGCTCGTTGCAACACTTCAGGGGTAAACCCATCAGCCGGATTAGCGTCGGCTGTTCCCTGTGGGTCTTCACCTCGCGGTGGTGTACCTAGTGTATCATCGCCGGCGTCTAGTGGCTCATCGTCACCAGTTCGGCGGTCCCGCTGGATCCCTTCACCTTCTAGCCACGCGGACTCTCCGTCGGCGGGATTGGTGTTTTGCGGCTCGTCGCCTGGAATCTCTGATCCAGCGTCGTACTCAGCAGCGGCTTCTAGAGCGTCCTGCTGCTCTTGTAGTGATTGGGCCATGACAAATCTCCGGTGCCTTCCTTTTGGGAGCGGGGTACTTTACCCCGCGTTCCCAGAGATTATTGGCCTAGATTGCCTGTCTTGTCTACCAGTTGTCAGGCTGGGCGCCACCGTAACCGCAGTTTCGGTCAGCCAGACCGATTGCTTTGCAGTGCTCTCGGCGGTGCTTTTGGTCCGTCCACACAGGGTCGCCGTTCTCGTTGTAGAACGTCGGAACCCCTGCGGCTTCACATGCCTCCATCGCCTGATGTCTCAAGTCGGGATGAACGCCTGCTGCTATCTCGGAGACCATCGGATACGTGGCCTGGGTGCGAGCTCGATTGACGCCAGCGAGCTTGACCCCGTGATCCTTACACCACTTTTTCTGGGATTTGGTCAACTTGGTCGGATCGGTGGTCTCGACCTCTTTGCCGTCAATCCACACGAATGTTCGCTTAGTCGTCATCTTTCTTCTCAGCCTTTTTGGTGGCCTTCTTCGTGGCCTTCTTGGTTTCTTTCTTCTCAGCCTTGGGGGCTACGTTCTTCTTTAGGCGACCGGGGAATGGCATAGCTTATCCTTGGGGCGAGGGGGGTTGCTGGGCCGAAGCGGCGTCGGCCATCGGTTGAGGCGACTGCGGTGCGTTGCCGTTAACGCTTTCGCGAACGTAGTGGCCACCACCTGGCTTTTGTGAACTGTGGGGCCGCTGGTTTGGGTTGTAGTCGCCGTGGCTGGGGCGAACGATGGTCTTGAACTCGGGGATGTCCGCGTAGTTCGCTATCGTCTCCATCAACTGCTCTAGGTCGACTTCGATTCCCTGGGCGGCGAACTGCTCCATCCAGGGGGCGACCACGGATCCCATCAGGCTGGTGATTAATTGCAGCCTCTCACCTGGACTCTTAGGCACAAGGCCGTGTGGTTCGACGCGGAAGTTGTACTGGATCAGGTCGCCCATCTTGGAGTCTGGGGTCCAGGCTGACTCGATCTCGATGTCGGTCCCTTTGACTCGCTTGCGAACCGGAACGTAGGCGATTGGGTTGTGCCAGTTGTACCAAGCCAGGTCCTTGAATATCTCGCTGATGAACTTGGCCGTGATGATCTGCATGTCCTTGAGCTTTTCCGAGGCCTGCTCGGTAAGCATCTTGTCGTGGCCAAATCCGGCTGTCTGGTTCTGTAGCCCGCCCAGCAGGTCAATGTTCCCTGACACGTAGCCAAACTCTTGCTTGACCATATTGGCGAACGCTAACAGGCCTGGGTCGGCGCCACCTGTGGTGACCTCCGTTACCCCCTGTCCTTTGAGGTTGATGATCTCACCGTCATCTACATCTCGGACTTTGGGACCGTCGTCATTTGCCCCACTGGCCACGCCGAACCGCTTAAACCGTTCGGCACCTCGGGCCACCTTGCGGAACACGTTGTTGAGCAGCATATGGGTGTCGTACCACTGCATCGCCGGTGCGACTGGCGTGACCATCCCGGGAAGCTTGTCGTAGAAGAGGAACTTGTACGGGCCCTTCTCGGGGCCAGTCCACTTCTCGGCCGCCAGGGGCATGACCCTCTCGTTGTCGGCTAGGAATGTGCAGAGCAGTCGATCGTAAGGCAAGTACACGTCCAGCAGTCGAGTCTTGTCCCGCAGTGGCTCGTGATTTGTAGGCTTGTTGGAAGCACCTAACGAGTTGGTTCGGTCGGCGTCGCGACGGTCTGCTGTATATCGCTGTGACGGCTGGGCTAACTCTCGCACGTTCTTGCGAAACATGCGGTTTTCCTTCACGTACTCTGTCGGAACGTCGTAGTAATTGCCTACGAAATCAAGCTGTTCGACTCTCGGTGCCTGGGTGTCGTACACCAGGTCGTCAAGCTCTATCGGGTCAACGTACGGCTGCTCCATATCGTGAAGGATGCCGGCGATTTCGACCTGATCGCCTTCAGTCACCCCCATCTTTACCGCCCCTAGTGGGCTCATGATGGCGTCGGTAACTACCTCGCGCAAGGTCTCGCCTACGTTGATCTCAGACGCTGTGGTGTTTACCGCTTCCTGCATGGTTGATGCGGTTGCGGTGAGGTGGGTCTGGTTGGCGACCACCAGGCATCTCGGGGTAGGGGGACACAACCTGCGAACATAGATCCCCAGGGCAATCGAGAGCATCGGCAGCGGGACTTTCTTGCTGCGACGATCCTGGGTGGCTGAGTAGTGCTGGCCCGTGACCTCTTTGTAGAAACGCCGTCGGGTCTTGCGAAACCCAGCCAGTTGTGAGTTGGCAGACGATACGGCATTGAGCAGCCTTTGTCGCTGCTGGGGCGAATTTGGGTTGTAACGTTGCATCTATTCGCCCATATGAAAGTAGGTGGCGGGGTAATCTACCCCGCCACCCGGTCTCGCGAAGGAACCATCCGTGGCCCCAACAGACTCTCGACTCTCGCATCGAAAGCTACTTAGAATCACCTTCTTTCTTAGTGGACACCGCACCCGTGTTCTGCTTCTTGCAGACCTTGGCGGCGCAGGACTTGGCGGCAGCCATGCTGTTGCCGCCATGATCGTTCTTCTTCAGGTTTGTGCCTGTACTCATGAGAATTCTCCGGTGTGTGAATGTGGGTCTGATCAGTATCCCCAAGAGGATTCTAGTTTTTCCCTTTCGGCTTGAATACTGCGACACCAAGCGATGCTCCCATACGGGGCCTCCGCGTACTGCACTGTCGGGTTGGCCTGAGTGAAGCTGCCAAACATCTTCACCACCCTTGCGGCCAGCGCGTCACCCATCACTCGATCGCCGTGATTGTCCTTGGCCCCACTGGTGTCAGTTGTCTGCTTGCGGCTACGACCATGCTCTGGGGTGCCGGTTGACCCGAACACGTATTCACCCATCTCGTCGATCGCTTCTAGCTCAGGATTGAATACCCGGCCTTCCCGAAGCATGTCTTGGTAGTCTCCCAGTAGGACACGCTTTGAGGCTGCGGTTGTCCACCAGCCTGGGGTGAGGACGGTGCCTGGGCGATCGGAACCCTCTTCTCGGTAGTAGACGTTGGGGTACTGGTGATCGTCGATCGTGCTGCCAAAGTTCTCACCCGGTCCATTTGACTCCCAGATGATCTTCGCGGGGTAATGTGCCCCGTGGAAGAAATAGCCCATCGCCATTACGTAATGGGCGAAATCTCGAGGCTCAAGGTACGGCGAGGCGAAACTTGCGACCTTGGTGCCTGTCTTCTGGTTGTAGACCATGGCGGTGCTGTTGGTACTCATTACACCACCTTTGCCTGTAGCCACGTCGCATCCGATTACACACGGGGCCTCAGGGGGGCGGCTGTCTCGGTCCAGGCTGCACCACATCTTCAGGCGACCGGAGGCCACTGCTTGGTATCGAACCGTTGTCTGCTGGTGAACCACGTTCTCAAACAGTAGCTCGCCCTGGAATTTCGACGGGGCACACATGTTTCGCATGTTGATCAGCAGTTCAGCGTCGAAATACTGCTTACCGGCACCCTGGTAGTTGATGTCGACCTCTTGGGCCAGGTTCCATCGACTACGGCGCCGCCACTCGAAGTCGTACCATGGCGAACGCTTTTTCCCATCACAAATGAACCTGTAGTCCTTGGGAAACTTGTAGTCCTTGTCGATGATCGTCACATCCTCGGTGTCCTTGTCGCCGATATACATGCCGGCTGCCTTCTTTGGATGGAGTGTCCAGTGAAGGGTGCGGACCTTGATGTTGTTGCGATCGTCGTGCCTGACGCGAAAGAACTCGTTGCCTGTTCCCTGGGGTGTGGAGACGAATATCCGAGAAGGTGTGGCGTCCGTCATGGCTGTATTGACCGCGGCCCCACAGTCGACTGCGGCGAATTCATCGAGCAAGACTGCGGTTTGTCGAGAACCACGTCCCATGTTGGCGCTGGTGGCTTCCCCGGCGATGACCGATCCGTTGCCAAGGTTAACCAGTTGATTGAGCTTGCGGCCAGGGTACCGCTTGCCTTCGTGGATGACCTCTTGGCCTGGAGCCAGAATGAACTCCGGCTGGTACTTGTGGATAGCGTCGATCTTCCACATCAGGCTCTTGGGGTCACCGATCTTGTCGACGTAATCTTGGTTACGGGAGCACACTAGAAACAGCATGCCGCTGTAGAACGTCCACCCCCACTCCATCGCTGAGAGGACAATCCAGCTTGCCCCCATGTCGCGAGACTTCTCGATCAGTAGGTCTTCCTTGCCAAAGGCGTTGATCACATCGAGAGTGAGCTGGTCCTGGAACTCATACGTGCACATCGGCACGGTGCGAGATTCACCTTCCAGTCGTGGGTCAAACGTCCAGCCGAACGTGTTGATGTACCACAGTGGGTCTTCCTTGGCCCATTCTCGGTACTTCTGGGCTTGGGCTGGGTCGACAGCATTGCGGGCGATACGAGCCCGGTACTTTGTGAACGACCCCCACTTCTGCTTGGGGATCTTTTTGTAGTGGGGTAATTTACCCAGTTCGAAGTTGAACATTAGAGATAGTCCGCGGCGTCAGTTTCCTTCATGAGCTTACGGTTCATTTCCTCCACCATAGCCAAACCGGGCGCCACATCTTGCTCTGGCTTCGCTTTGGGCATCTCCCTTGGGGCGCTTTTGGCCTCTGCGGCTGGCCTGAGATCGCGGGCCTTACGGTTGTTCTCTTTTACGTCTGCCCGGCGAATTCGATTCTCCACCGTGGCCTGATACATCTTGTAAAACTTCTCAAGGTTTTGTGAGGCCCACAGTAGGTAGCCCCACGCGCCGCCGTTTGGTGCGTCGTTGTCGCTTCCGGTGCCAGGCGGGTGGACGCCAAAGTGCTCTTGCGAGTATTCGCTCTGCTTGCCGGTTCTGTAAGCCGCTGGAACGTGCCACAGGTTCTCATACACCCAGTCCGCATCCAACTGTTCTTGCTTCTTTGCTTTAGCCACAAGTGCCCTCCAATCTTTAATTTTCTTGGGCTGCTTCGCTCCTGAATGGCGTTTCGCATGTACGCCACAAGGCTGCCGATAGCCGCACGGCAACCGTGACTCCACCAGCCTGTCTCGCAACTCCACCAACTTGTGCCGTGGAATTAGGCCGTCTTCCCTGCGGATGGCGTGGAGAAGCTTTACCAGCTCGAACCAGAATTGGGTCTTGTAAGCCGATCGGGCGAACCCGACCCACCGTTCAATCGTGTCCGGCGGATCCCACTTGATGTCCATGGGATGATTGATGGGTGGCAGTTTCCGCTTTGCCACAATACGGCCCTTGGGGAAAAATGCACCAAGGGGCCGGGAATGACGGGTCGACCCCTTGGTGCCGGGTCAAAGACTCTAGCAAAGATTATTTGAGCGACATTCACCCCACGTCAAGGAAAGGAATCTTGCCATGTTGTCAAAAACAAGACTGTCGCGAGCACAGATTGGCCGAATTGGCCATCTTTGTGGTGATTATCACCGCAGGCTTCGAGCCCTCTATGCCGGCATGGGGCTGGGGGATGAGAGCCACGTTGTGGTCGACTCAGCTATTAGCCAAGAACTAGAGGCGAGCCTTCTGATCTTGGATCGTCTTCTGGCTCAGTCGTACTCTCATCTTCATCGACCGGAGAGTCAGCCTCATCTTGATCCACTTCCTGATTGTCTGACTCTTCCTCCCGATCACGAGGATCAGCCGTAACCTTGATCATCCCCATTCGCTCGCAGAATGCCTGGCCGGCCGCCAGCGACTCACCGGCGAGTTGCGAGTAGCGGTCCCAGGGGATTGGCTCTTCGGGACTGCTCATGCGAATCACTTCGCCTACCAGTTCCCGATAGATCGACTGGGCCACGCCGATCACTGTCATGTGGATTCTCTGCTGGTCCGCGTGAGCCTCATCGCGTTGCCTTTGTTGCTCTTGGCTCTGCATCAGGATCTGAGCCTGCTGAGGACTCATTTGCTGCTGAACACCAGGGCGACGTTTTGGCTTTTTGGCCATCTCTCTTTCCTTCCTTTTTCGTTAGTGAAATAAAAAGGCCCGCCAGACTGGGGTAAGGGATTACAGCCTGACGGACCCCCAGTTGAGGTTTGGTTAGCGAACCGCACCAAGAACCAAGTAGTTGATGGTCATCAGTGCGTCGAGGGCCGCGCTGGCGTGTAGGTTTGCCACCAGTACGGTGAATGATCCTTTGGCGACCTTGCTGACCTCGACGATCGGAGTGCCGCTGCCACCGTAGGTAGCCACGCAGGCCACAACTACGCTGTCGGCCCCAACCGCATCGTTGGTCACCACGAACTCTTCCTCAGCGGCAGCGGCCGTGGTGGCGGCGACGGTAGTGATCTTGCCGTGGTGTGTGTGGAGCGTGACACCAGTCACCAGACTGGTGAGCTGAGTGACTTCTCCGCTGTCGGCGACGATGAGTCGCTGGAGGTTCCGTTGTCCCATAGGTAGTTTCCTTTTACATGCGGCTTTCGCCTGGTGCATGGCCTGGCTTACCGGCACTCGCTCTCAGAGCGTCTAGGCCAGGACCGGGGTAAATTACCCCGCCAGTGTAGCAAACGTGCTACGATGTGCTCATCGCCAGACCGTAACCCCCGCACATGCACTCGCCCCTTCTCAGGACTCATCTCCTGACGGTCTGGCGACCGCTTTGGGGCGGGTGCTTTTCTGGAGAATCACAATGGCCAAGCGAAAGACAGTACGCAAAAAGAAGGCTCACCCCAAACCCACCGTTGCTTCACTGTCCAACGAGGTAACGTCCCTCAACAAGAGGGTGGTTGTTCTGAAATCGCTTTTACACACCTTGACACCCCTGAAGGAAACCGAGTCCACCTCAAAAGACTTAGCCCAACTCACCACTCAGGTTGGCCGGATAGAGAAGAAGCTCAACGACGCTCTGCCGGAAAGCATGGTGGAACAGTGGAAACAAGCGGCCGACAGGGTGTTCACTGATCGCGCCGGTGAAGCCGAGGACATTGGTCGCCAGATCGTGGCCAAAGAGAAGGACGCGATCATGAAAATGGACATACTCCACGGTAAGTACGATTCCATCATTCGGCGACTCGACCCTGAACCGCTAAAGAACCACCTGAACTCCCTGCAGAGGCAAATCAACGAAATCAAGGCCAAGCCAGCAGAGCACCAACCAGTCAAAGCCAGCACGATTCCGGAATTCTTCTGGAATGTCATCCTGCCACAGTCGATCAACATGATGACCGGGGCACAGTGGTACGACCTGTTTGCCGTCGACACTGGTGGCTACGAGGAAACGAACGAGAGTCCGAGTTCATGGCGAGATAGGAACCTGGACTTTTGGGAGACACCGCTGGCCATGCAGACTTTCCTTAGCTTGGCCCACGAGCAGCGAAAAGCGGACAACAGCTTCTAGATCAACGCGTCTCGTACCTGTACCTGTCGTATTGACCCGCCCTCTCGAAAGCCAAAAGGTCATACAGTACGTCTTGGGGATCGTGGGACTGGTGGAGGTAATACGTGATGATCTGTGCGCCGGTACGAATTGAATGAAGCGAGTATCGATGGGTTTCATACTCTCGTGTGCCAGCAACAGTGGCCCACACGGGACCATCCAGATGGGGAATATCGATGTGAGGAAGAGGGTGCCCATCGAAATCCCGATGATGAGGCGCCAGTTGGCCATGACGAGGACCGCCCACGAGTCGGTACGAGTGGATAGTCACTTGGTCGCTGTATCGCCCTGACGGTGAAGACTCACAGATAACCTCCGCTCGCTCCACCAGGAAGTCACCAAGTTCGTCAAACCCCAACTCATACAACTGGTCGGCATACACCTTCAGATCTGAGGGCTTCATGCGAAATGCTCGTCTACGATCAAACTCTCGGTCTTACGCTTGCGGAAGATATATCCCGCATCATCCCCGTACTTCTTATGGATGATCTGTACGCATCGCCAGCCACAACTCTGAAGGAAGAGTTGCACCTCCAGTGAGGCCTCGGAGCACATTGCTGTCACTTGGCGAAAGTCACCCTGCAGGTGGGCTTCAGCGTAGCGGACCAGCTTCGTTCCTAGACCTCGACGGCGACACTGTGGCAATACGCTGATATTCAGCACACTGAGCGACCTCTGTTCCCGGTTGCCCGTAAAGACCATGTAGCCAGGAAGCGTCTCATGCCGATTACCGCTGTGGGGATCTTTGAAGCTACGGGTCAGCACCACCTTTACCCAAGAGGGCTCGTCGAAGATCAACTGCATGTCTTCGCGAGTCCAGGGCTCTTCCCAGCACTGCTGCTCAATGCCAAGCACGTGGTGGAAGTCGTTGGGACC